GTAAAACTAGCTGCGATTTCCAGCCACTTTTCTTTAATGCTTTTGACCAACCTTTACGGCCTGTCATGGTTAAACTTTCACAGCCCTGATCTTTGGCCCACTGTATGACTGAATCGTGCATACTAATAATTTCTTCAAGATTTCCCCCACCTAAAAAAACGTGTAAAACTTTCTTTTGTGGGTGCTTAGTAATCTCTGTAACAATGCAAGAATTGGCGGCAGGCCAGAGCTGTGATTTGCCCTCAATTATACCACATTTAACATCTTCAAAAGTGTGTGTACCGCCCCCGTATTCAAGCGCACTTTCTATCCAACCTCTGCATCTTTCTAGCTCATTCATGCCACTATCCACGCTGTAGCATTTCTAAAAACGGGAATTACTACTGAGCCACCGCCTGACACTGCCGCACCAAAACTAGGTGATGAAGCATCGGTTACATATTCTCGTTGCCCCACAACACCCGTAGGTAGTGCTGCCACAGTGTAACCAGGTGACTTTAACTCAACGCCCACAAACGCATTGTTGTTTGACACTACGGGATAGCCTGCGGTGTCCCACAGAAAAATGCCGTTTTCCGTGGCTGAATCACTTGCTGCTTTATGCCGTAATTGTGATCTAACTTGTAATAAGTAATCACTTAATCTCTGAGCGTAATTATTCCAACTGTTACCCGTTGGTTTTGGTGGCATCTGAATACTCAACGATTGCCTCCTGCTTTAACTTCTAAGCGATTAATGCCCACGCGCCAATCACCAGGTACAAAGGTGTCTATTCGCAATCGAACTTGCCTACCCGTCAACCTTAATGACACAGGGTTAGTCATGGTAAACGGCCCATAACTGCGCTCAGTATCGTTAGGATAAAAGCGCGTCTTTAGTGTGGCTTTAACGTCACCTTGGTTGCGTTCATCAGGTATTAGCTGCGTGACCGACATTACGTTATCGCCTGTGCCTAATATGATTGGGCCTGTCTCTGCAAATGGCGTTAGGGTATCGTAATTGAACCCTACTTCATGCTCATATAGTTTCTTGTCGGTTGGGCTTGCGTAGATTGGATAGCGATACACACCAGCATCAGCCGCAGCCGTTCTAGCAATCTGCCCAATCGTCCAAGTGTTTTCTTGGTAGTTAAACGCGACATAACGATTGTTTTCGGTTGATTCAGCAGAAGGATAGAACCATCGTATTTCACTAAACTTGGCATTGGATACGGCAACAATCTTGCTCATTTGAGCCACGTTAATATCACTGTAAATGTAATCACTAACATCAGAAGCTAATTCTTGAACTGTACCGCCCGAATACACAAAGAATGATTCCCTGCCCATCCACACCGCACCCATATCTACCACAGCAACCCCCTGCGCGCTTACACAGCCGCAGGAAGTGCCGACACGTTCAACCCCATACACATAGGGTGGGCCTGAGTAAGTCGCTGTGTGCGCGTCTGTAGTGGTCAAAATCAACGCTTGGTTCTGCACACGAACACCGCACTGGATTACGCCAGACGTTTGCAATTCGATTGAACCAGCCTCGTTGGTTGCTGCCGCAGTCCACAGATTGTTATTTTCACGATCTGACCACTGTATTTTCCGAGGGTTGCCGCCTGCACCTAGCGCAAAGACAAAGCGTTCATCCGTTACCATGATTGCTGTATTACCCGTGGGCGCGTTACTTAGCACTGCCGCAATTGTGCTTGTGTTTAATTGCCACTCGTAGATTTTGCCGTCTGCGTTAGAACAAGCTAGTAAGTATTGGCCCCATTGATCAAGTGACCAGGTAGTTGCTGGCACACCTAAAGTGGATTCGGGCCTTGGTTCTCCGTATGGGTCATTGCCATAAGAGCCACCACCAAAACTGGTTGAATCAACCGCAGTTTCAGAGCCAGCCGTTAAGTTAGAGGGCGTTATATCAAAACGTGCTGAATCATCGTCATACACATACAGGTTTTGAAAAGTGCCTACTGCAATCCAGCGATTATTAGAATTATCAATCCAGATTTTTAACGAGCGCGGAATGTTTGCCGTTGCTGTTGCAGAGCGTATACGCCAGCCTTGAATGGGTTGCATCGTTCCATCGTGCCATCTAACAAGATTACTGTCACGCCACCGCCCTTGGCTTTGCAAGTCAGTGCCATTACGATAAATGCCTGCTGGAATGTCTAATGGTAATAATGGCATCGTTAATCCTATTTTTTCTTTACTTTTTTAACGGGCTTGGCTGTCTTTGCTGCCTGCTTAAAATCATTAGCGGTGGGCCTGCCTTTCGCCCCTGCTTTTTTCATGGTTTCGCCAGAGCCAGCTTTAATGCGCTTCTTTTTTGCGGCTATGTTTCTGTATAAGCTCATGGCGCAGTAGGCCAGTTAATCGTTGTTGGAAAGTCTGCTTGTGCTGGCAGATTCCGCAATAAAGTTCTATACGCTGTCATTTCAGTAGTCATGGTCACATCAGAATTTGCAGTCCAATCCGTAGATGCAAGTAGTTGATTACGTTTATCTCTAGCGTCTGCTGCTGCACGATCATCTGCTGCTGCTAAGTATGCTGCCTCTTCTGCATCACGGGCCGTTTCTTCTGCTGCTGTGAAGGGTATATTTCCTTCTGCTGTTGTGTGGTATCTAGTCATTATATTGAAACTCCATAAATTTTAAATACGCCACTTATATTCCCTGACGATGCCTTAAATCTTAAACCCGTCAGAGCGTAGGCATTAGTATTCAGTAGCCAATTATTTATAAGTGATGGAGTGCCGCCAGCATAACCTGATTGACATACACCAAATATGGTTCCAGTGTTAACTGTAAGTGCGTTTGCTGGGTCATAAATCGTCATAGTAAAGGACGCCCCTCGCTGAGATGGTGAATTATTCAAGGGCTGCGTTATATTTGGCTTCCTATTTGACCAATTACCGTCTTTAGTTTCCTCCCACACATAAGTATACTGGGCATATGAAGAGTTAATTTCCCTCTCTAATTGAATAGAAACATCAGCGGTTAAAGGTCGTAAGTCCGTTACTTCTATTAAATATTTGCTATAAGTAGAAGTGAACAATGAATCAATCGTCACTGTAGCCGAATTAGAAGCATTTACTGTACCTAACAACACTAATCCAGCAGGAGCTACAGTACCCCAACTTGCATCAGTTCCATCCGTAGTAAGAAACTTACCTGATTGACTTGTCTGGCTTGGTATCTCGTCTAACCCATTCAACAACAGGCTTGTAGCCGATACCGCTTTACCAGCAAGTACAGTATTAGCGTTAGAAGTGGTAGCAAAAGTACCAGTAGGTTGTACATAGTAAGTTGAGCCAGCCGTTAAGCTTGATTGATTATCACTAATGCCGCCTTTGAGCATGATGCTTGCTGTCTGACCATTGGTGTACGCTGCTGTGGCTGTGCCTAAGAAGTTGGTGGATGTTAGGTTGGTTGTTAGGGTGGTTGCAATTTGCCCGATTACTGCCTTACCCACATATGGGCTTGCACTTCGATCTTCTGTCACATAAACAAACTGACCTTTCTTTGAAGATGCTGAGTTAAATTCAATAGCACCATCAGTATTGGCCCCGTTGTAAAGAACGTAACTTGTGCCAGCGGTGACTGTGTTTGTGCTACTTCTTGCAAGCACTGTTGCTCGACCTACTCCATCATCAGATGTGGCGACAAATGTGCCAGTGTTGTTTGGATCTGCTGCAATATAGGTTGATGCAGATGAAGTGGCGTTATAAGTAATTGTAGAGCCGAAGCTCAATGAAGTTCCTGACACTACTCCTGCAACCGCTTTGGCTTTATTTGAATCTCCATTGTCGACAAATGCAATTACAAATGCATTAGAAACCCCAGAATCATACGCAACGTGTGGACGTACACAAGCCGAACTAAGGAATTTTACAGGAGTCCCCATACTTGGAGTTGTGCCTGTCACTGTGATAACTGCGGCATAGCCATGATCTGAATCTGCCCCATCTTGATAAACAGTCACATACTTGCCAGCGTTTGTTGGGTCTACTGCTAGATTCGGCTGGTTATAAGTAGCAGATATTGTAACTGCTGTGCCAAATGACAAAGTAGTTGTCGAGAGCGTTCCAACAATCATTTTATTGGAGCTATCTCCCCAGTTTACTAAGAACTTGCCGCTGGTTTGAGGGTCAAATTCAATAGAAGGAAAAACTAATGCACTTGTATTAAACTCAGTCTCACTTGAGTTAAAAGTCAAACTATTTCCTGATCTTGTGCCAACATTAGCAGCGCCATTTGGGCTGCTGCCACCATAAGTGGTGGAATAAACTACAACAAAACGACCTGATTGATTAGGGTCAAAGGCAATAGCGTTAGCGTCCATATGATTTACGCCAGTGGTAAAATTAACAGCAGTTCCAAACGATATAGATTCGCCACTGACTGTTCCCACAACCGCTTTTCCGTATCTAGGGCTGGTTCCACTTCTGTAGCAAATAACAAACTTTGTGGCATCAGACGGGTCAAAAGATACGCAATTGTATTCTGCGCGATCCGTTGAAAAATCATAGGTGCTGGCAATTGGCGTTGTTAGAGTTGTAGATGAATAGCTAGTTGACCCTGCAACAACTTCCACCTGACCATTAGCTTTAAGTATTACTGGCTTACCATTAGGCAATGTGCCAGAAGCTACAAAGTCTGATGTGTTACCGCCACCGCCTACTGGAAATAATTCGCTTAATGTCGTCATTATACGCTCCAGCCAATTGTACTATTCACATACGTCATTACAATCTCCGCGAAATTCTTATCAAAGGTTAGGTTGGTTCCTGAACTGGCAATGTTGGAACCATTGCGCGCCACAGTAAACGTAGATGTTGCTGCTGCGCCTGTCCCGTCTTTTATAATGACGTAGTTGCCTGCACTTGGGCTGGCTGGCAAGGTGATGGTAATGCCGCCTGCTGATGCAATGTGAAAGCTTGCATTAACTGCGGTGATGTTTGAGCCTGTGACTGTGGGTGATGGGTATTTGTTGGCGTTGAAAGTTTCAATGTCCACGCCAATTTCAAGACCTAGATTATCTCTTGCCGCACTTGCAGAACTAGCCCCAGTGCCGCCATTAACTACGGCTAGATCAGTACCCGACCAGTTAGAGTTATCGACTGTGGTTGCAACAGGTGCAATGTCACTCCAGGCTGAACCACCCCAGACTTGCATCTTGTTTGATGTGGCATTGAAATAAATTGCACCAATAATTAAAGCATTACCATCGTTATCGGTTGATGGTGCAGAAGCCTTTGCGCCTAAATACCGATCATCGAATGAGTCATAGCTAGCCGCAGCGTTAGTAGCAGCCGTTGACGCTGTAGACGCTGACGTTGACGCATTGCCAGCAGATGTAGCCGCAGCAGCAGCACTTGTAGCAGCAGCAGCCGTAGAGCCGAATAAGGTATCTGTGTAGT